AGGTCAGGTCGAAGTTGGATACTATGGTTATGGAGCGGTGGCCACGAAACTGGGCGCTGCGGCTTACCGTTACATGGTTGCGTAGTCACAAACTAATCATGGGGGGGCGGTTGCTCCCGATCGCTCCCCCAGTCGTTTAATATAGAGGATGTAGAGATGGCAACTATCGCCACCGTAGCAGAACTAAGGTCGATCCTTGGCGTTTCTACATCCCTCTATAGTGACGCCTATTTAACGGATGTAATCGACACAGCCGAGGCCGTCATCTTGCCTATGCTAGTTAAGTACGCATCACCAATTTCAGCAGTAGAACTAGAAGACAATATCGCTACCTATCAAGTGTTAGGCGAAAACAATTTTGCAGAGGGTCAGAGCGTAGTCATCACCGGATGCGGCTCCCCTTTTAACGGAACTTTTACCATCCTAGAATCTAGCAATTATGACGTTGATACCTTTATCGTCAATTCAAACTCTCGCATATTTGTCGATGGAGTTTACAGAGATTTTAATGGTTTTTTTACAGTATCAATTACAAACGCAGATATCACAGAGCGCAAGGTCATCCCTTCAGGTTTGGCTACATTGTCCGGTGCTTCTACTTATGTAGGGGTTCCAGCTGTAGAGTCAGCAGTCTTAGCAGTATCGGTAGAGGTCTTCCAATCTCGCATCGCTCCAGGTGGGCAGATCGAGGGCGTGGACTTCACTCAGGTTTCGCCTTATCGTTTAGGCCGTAGTCTTTTTAACAGAGTATCGGGGCTTTTAGGTGCTTACATCGACACCGATTCCATGGTGCAATAATGCCTAACACAATCTTAGACACAGTTCGCCAGCCACTAGCTACAGCCTTTGCTAACGTAGCAGGCAACGTGTACGCATACGTCCCAGAAGCACCTATGGTTCCTTTTGTCGTTACAGTCCCAGATTCACCTTACCTAGAATTAGAGACAATCGGTAAGACCACATTTCACACAAAAATCAATCTTGTTATTTCGGTTGCAGTTGCTTACAACTCTAACCCAGCATCACTCGATAATCTCGAGCAACTAGTAATGAGCGTTCTGAAAGTCATCCCAGTCGGGTACACAATCGGATCGGTTGAAAAACCAACGGTAACTCAAGTCGGCCCATCTAATTGCTTGGTCGCCGATATCAGAGTATCCACCTACTACACACAAACAAACTAAAGGACAATAATATGGCAACCGTCGTAATTACAGGGCGCGATATTTCTCTATCTTTCACAGGTGGAACAGATATCGAAGCTCAGGCACTTTCAGCAGTTCTCACAAAGACAAACCTTCGTGAAACTTATCAAACTCTCGATGGAGAGGCTTATAAGACAACCAATGTTGAGGCAACTTTTGCGCTTTCAATGTTGGCAGACTGGGGCAAGACAAGCTCAGTATGCGAGGCTCTATGGGCTGCAGCTGAAGCACCAGAAACTACAATCTCAGTAACACTCACCGCTGCTACAGGCGCTCAGTTCGTGTTCCCAATTCTTCCAGAGTTTCCTACTGCTGGTGGAGCTGGAACAGATGCTCAGACTGTAGACTTTACATTCAAGGTAGCTAACGGATCCGTCTCAGAAACCTTTAGCTAAAAACTAGAAACGGGAGCAAACAAATGCAACAGAACATAACAATTAAATATATTGACGGAACGGAAACCACTTACCAGGTGCGTCCTCCAGATTACGCTAAATGGGAATTGACCACTAAAAAGGTTATTGCTCAATTCGGCGGAATGTGGGACATCCTTTATGTAGCTCATAGCGCTATGAAAAGAGATGCCGGGGGCAAGCCAACTAAGCCGTTGGATGTATGGATGGAATCTGTCGCTGATGTTGAAGTCGGTGATGAGAGCCCAAAAGTCATCCAAGAGGAAGCGTAAGCCGACTCTTAGTAGAACTGGCAATCGCCACACAGATCCCAATGGATCACTGGCGAACAGGTGAGGATATCTTAACCGCTATCGAGATACTGGAAGAGAGAAATCGTGGCAAGTGAACTAGTAGCACTAGACCAGACTGAACTCCGCAAAGTATTCAAGGCGCTTAAAGGTATGACGGATGAAGCAAAAGATGAAGCGAAACGCCAGTCGGGAGCGCTGGCGGAATTCGCTCGATCAGAGATCATCCAGACGGCTAACTCAAGGCCAAGTCGAGCAGTCGCAGGACGGATCGCGAGTGGAGCCCGTGTAAAGAAGTCGAGCCGTATCGGTGAAATTACTTACGGTTTCGCTTCTCAAAAGTTTTCAGGTGGCGCATCTACTAAGGACATCTGGGGCGGTTCTGAGTTCGGTTCTAACAAGTTCAAGCAGTTCCCAGTCTGGTCGGGCCGTGAAGGTCGTGGATCAAAGGGCTGGTTTATCTACCCAACGTTACGCAGGATTCAACCTGAGATAGTCGCAAAGTGGACTGCCTCATTCGATAAGATTCTAAAGGAGTGGACATAATGGCATCAGCATCAAGAGCCTTAACCCTTAAACTCCTTGCAGACGTTGATAACTTTACAAAGAATCTAAATAAAGCCGACGGGGAAGTTACTTCCTTTGGTAGCAAGGTAACTGATTTTGGCAAAAAGGCAGGCCTAGCCTTTGCGGTCGCCGGAGCCGCTGCAGCCGCTTACGCAGGCAAACTTTTAGTAGATGGAGTGAAATCTGCAATAGCAGATGCCGCCGCGCAAGAGCGTCTAGCGAAAACACTTGAAAACGTTACAGGGGCTACAGAAGCGCAGATAGCCGCCACAGAAGATTACATTACTAAAACATCCCTGGCCTTTGGCGTGACTGATGATGAATTAAGGCCGAGTATAGAGCGCTTGTCTAGAGCCACAGGCGATTTACGAAAAGCACAAGAATTACAAACTATTGCAATTGATGTTGCAGCAGGTAGCGGCAAATCTCTAGAGGCAGTCACAAACGCCTTGGCTCGCGCAGCTGAGGGCAATACTGCATCCCTTGGTCGTTTAGGTATTGGTCTATCCAAGGCCGAATTAGCGACCATGAGCATGGAGCAAATCACCGCAAAACTGGCTGATACTTTTGAAGGCCAGGCTTCAGCTAAGGCCGATACATTTCAAGGTAAGTTAGATCGTCTTAAGATAGCCTTCGATGAAGGCAAGGAGACAGTCGGCGTATTTATTCTTAACGCCATCACCCCATTGGTTGATTTGATTGTCCAGCGGGTAGTACCGGGCGTACAAATGTTTATTGATTCAATCGGTGGAGAAAAGGGAATTAACACCGTTTTAAGCGGATTTATCTCAGCAGCTAAGTCAATTTTCATTCCAGTCTTTCAGGGTATTCAATTTGCTTTCGATAAGATTAAAGATGCAGTATCAGATAACAAAAAAGAGTTTCAAGCCCTAGTAGAGTTTTTGCAGAAGTACGTGGCTCCATTTTTAGGCGGAGCATTCAAGCTCGCTATTCAAGGTATTGGTCTTGCTATTTCAGCAGTCGTCGATGTAGTCGGAGCCCTTATCCGTGGATTCCAAACACTAATCAGCCTAGGCTCAAAGATCGGCGGTTCCATTGGTGGAGCCTTTGGCGGCGGTCGAGCCTCTGGTGGCCCAGTAATGCAAGGAACAACTTACCTTGTAGGAGAACAAGGCCCAGAACTATTCACGCCTTCAAGTAGCGGGAGCATTATTCCGAACAACGCTTTGGGTAGAGGCAGTCAAACAATCAACCTCACCGTCAATGGAGCCATCGATCCTGAAGGCACAGCCCGAACAATTGTAAATATCCTTAACAACTCAGCCGCTCGAGGCACGTTAGGCGCGGCAGGATTCTCCACGCCATGACGGCCTACACACCCGATTTTAAGGTACTAATCGATAGCGTTGAGTTATCAAACATAACAATAGCCGACCTTACCATCACCTCAGGTCGTACCGATATTTACCAGCAACCAGTCGCCGGGTATTGCCAGTTACAATTGCTTAACCTAAATAATTCTAGTTACGATTTCACAGTCGGAAAGGGCTTGACGGTTGAGGTCACAAACTCAGTCGGGACTTATGTTCCTATCTTTGGCGGCAACATTTCAGACTTTACAATCACAGTTAATAGCGCAGGATCTAGGGGTTACACCACAGTTGCCACCATCACCGCTTTAGGCGCTTTGGCTAAACTTCCTAAGATTATTGATCCCGGGCAACTATCTCAAGATAAAGATGGGGATCAAATTTATGATCTTCTTTCAGGTTACCTTGTGGGTTCTTGGAACGATGTTCCCGCCGCAGAGACTTGGGCTAATTACAATCCCACCGAGACTTGGGCAAATGCCGTTAATATCGGACTAGGCGAGATCGATCGCCCTGGCGATTACGATATGATCTCACGGCCATCAAATAATACAGACCTTTATTCACTTGCTACCGCTATTGCTACTTCAGCCTTTGGGGTCCTGTATGAGGATGCAAACGGTAACATCGGGTATGCAGACCAAACACATCGACAGGATTACTTGGCCGCTAATGGTTACACCACATTAGATGCCAACCATGCTAACGGCATCGGATTATCAGCCACCACTCGCGCTGGTGATTTACGAAATCGATTTACGATCAATTCTGGTCAAAACGCTGGCCATACCTACACTGCTGAAGATTTGGTCAGTCAATCCATTTATGGAGTTTATGGAGAGGAATACACATCTCGCATTAGACAGGTTGCAGATGCTGAAGCCCTAGCCGATCGTTACATCGAGCTTCGAGCCAATCCTTACCCTAAGTTCCAGAACATTACCTTTGTACTTGGAAATCCTGAAATAGACGATGCCGACCGAGATGCCCTAATAAACATCTTCCTGGGTCAGCCAGTCTGGATTCAGAACTTACCGCCTAACATTACTGGCGGATCATTCCAAGGCTATATCGAAGGTTGGACTTTCAAGGCGAGCTTGAATAATCTCACCGTAACATTCAATGCTTCTCCTGTGAACTTCTCCCAAGTTGCGGTAAAATGGGAACAGGTAAACGCAGCGGAAACTTGGAATACAATTAACACTAGCCTAACCTGGCTAAATGCGAGAGGAGTAGTAGCGTAATGGCAACAACAACCACTAACTTTGGCTGGGATATTCCCCAATCCACAGACCTAGTAAAGGATGGCGCAACCGCTATTGCGGCACTCGGTCAGGATATCGATACGGCATTGATAGACCTAAAGGGCGGTACGACTGGTCAGCTGCTATCTAAAACATCAGGCACAGACCTTGATTTTACATGGGTGGCTGCATCTTCAAATAAGTTGCTTCAGGTCGTCAGCGCAACAACCTCGACTAGCACATCGATCAATACTTCAACTTTTACAGATACAGCTTTAAGCGTTTCTATTACCCCTTCAGCAGTGAGCAGCAAGATCCTAGTAATGGTTACTCAGGGATTCAATGCCACCCGAAATGACTCTGGATTGGATTTTGCATTCAGATTGCTCAGGGGCTCAACAACCATTTACACGCCTCATTCAACAAGCAACGCAATTACTTGGGGAATCAGTTATCCGGGTCTTACTTCAATCGGTCTTTTCCAGGGTGTTATGCCAATTACTTATTTGGACTCACCTGCTAGCACTTCAGCCTTAACCTATAAAACTCAAGGCTCGCTTCGCACTACATCAAACTCTGGAACTCTTACAATTCAGCCAGATAGTTTCACATCATCAATCATCGCAATGGAAATAGGTGCATAATGTCCCCTCAAGAATTAACAAAGGCTATTAAATTCCTGCATCCTGCTGCTGAGTTTTCTTTTACAGAAGCCGACTACTCAACTATCGTCTGGGACGTTCTCGATGGGGACGCACCTACACTTAAAGAATTAGAAGCCGCTGCGAGCAAGATTGCTAAAATGGAAGAGGCCAAACTTCAAGCCAAAGCAGATGCTAGAAACGCGCTTTTAGCCAAAATTGGTATCACAGAAGAAGAAGCCCAGCTGCTACTCGGATGAAACCTATTTTATGCAAGGCCGGACAACAATTAAGGGAACAGTTCGATGACTCCTTCCCTGATCGTGATAGGCGTTCCGATGGTTGGATCGGCGATCTCCGTCATTCAGCGCGTCCTAGTGACCATAACCCTGATCCAAAGGCTGGGATGGTTGTCCGAGCGATCGACATTGATGCAGATGTATATAAGTCAGGCAAGCCCGACCTCATGCCAGATATTGCAGATCAGATTCGACTCGCGGCCAAGGCTGGAGAGAAGCGGATTGCCTATGTTATCTTCAACGGAAGAATTGCATCGTCTCGCATGGGCTGGCGCTGGCGTAAGTATTCTGGAAGCAATCCACATAACGCTCATTGCCATGTCTCTTTCACTAAGCAAGGCGACACGGATGGTTCGTTCTTTAATATCCCGTTACTAGGAGGCACAAATGGCTGAGTCTTACAATTACACGATAGACCAGGGAGCCGATTGGTTTCTCACAATTCAGTATAAGGATTCTGCTGGAGCCGCTATCAACCTGACCGGGTACACAGCCGCCATGCAGTTTCGCCCAGTATCTTCTAACACCACAGCTCTTAACCTAACCTCATCCTCAGGAATTACTATTACTGCCAACACAGGCACTTTGGCAATCCGTATGACTGCGGCTCAGTCTGGCGCTTTATCAGCTGCACAATACGATTATGAATTAGAGATCACTTCGTCCGGTGGAGTAGTCACTCGATTGATCCAAGGACTTGCTACGGTCGATGGGCAACTAACTCCATGACCGACACAATCGTTATCCAACCGCAGATAAACACATTAACAATTACGGAAGACATTAATGATGTAGTTATCTCATCTGCTGGAGCGCAAGGCATACAAGGCCCTGCTGGCGCTGCAGGTGCTACAGGAGCAACTGGAGCCACAGGCGCAACTGGTGCTAAAGGCGACAAGGGCGACACAGGCAATACAGGCCCTAAAGGCGATACCGGCGATACTGGCCCACAAGGCCCATCTGGAGTCATTGCCGTCACTGCGCCGATCACAAACTCTGGCACTTCTACATCTGCAAACATCGGCATCTCGGCAGGTACTACTTCTGCCGCTGGTGCGTTGCAACTAACCGACTCAGTATCTTCAACATCGACGACTACAGCTGCGACTCCTAATGCAGTCAAGACCGCCTACGACTTGGGTAGCCTAAAAACAGTCCTGCCATTTCAGACTGGATTCTATGTTAGAACTCCAACTGCGGTAAACAATGGAATATCGGTATCTACTAACGTCGCTTACTACTCACCAATTTATGTAAAAAACACAACAAGTTTCGACAGAATTGCAGTTAGAACCGCTGGCAGTTTTTCGGGATCGGCCAGCATACGTTTAGGCATTTATTCTAATGGATCTGATGGAAAACCAAACGAAGTTATTCTCGATGCAGGAACGGTAACTGCAAATACGCTTAATGCTTTATTTCAGATCACCATAAGTCAATCATTAAATGAGGGAGTTTATTGGCTAGTTTGTGTCCAACAATCTTTAACTGGTACTTCGCAGTATCTTGGCTCTAATCAGGCAGGTAATTCATTTTATTCTGGCGTTACACTCACAAACAGTTTAGGTGATTTTGTCAATGGTTACTTCCAAAACTCTGTAACGGGGGCATTAGCCACGGCTTCCGGAACAAGCGGTCAAGCAATTATGCCTTACACATATTTGAGGGTGGCATAAATGAAAATCATTACCTATGGCGTTGGCGGTTTTGACCCAACCAAGCCAAATAACAACATCGTTGAAGAAATCGACATCCCAGATACGGAGACAGAATGAACATGAAGCACCCAGCAGTAATAGCAGTCGGAGCATTCCTTGCAGTATGGGGAACTACATCTAACTTCTCACTCGACTATCGCGCCATCCTTGGATCGATCGTTGCCGGACTCTTCGGCTACGCCACCCCTAAGAAGTAATGGACGCGGTAGATATTGCGGCAGTCGCCGTAGGAATCGTTACAGTCCTTGGCGGAGTAGCTGCTTATCTACAGTTCTTGGTAAAGCATTACCTCAATGAACTTAAGCCCAATGGCGGCTCATCGATCAAGGACCAAGTAAATCGACTAGAAGCGCGTGTCGATACAATTATCGAATTACTAGGTAAGTCACACTAAGTTCATGGCAAAGAAGAAAGTCATCGATCTCGATACTTACTCACAGCTTGATCAATACGCTATCTGCATGCATGAGTTCTATAAGAGTCTCAGGCGAGCAGGTTTTGCCGTTGATCTATGTCTGGCGATTATTACTGATCGAAATGCTTACCCTGACTGGCTTATGCCATCGATTCCCGACCGAGTGGATCGCATA